ATTTAAGTCTTTTTCAAAATGTTCTAATATTGAATCTATCTGACCATGTGCATAAATCCTAGAACCATAAGCTCCCCTCCAAGTTTTACCATCATCAGAATAGTTTTTAGCCCTTGGTATAAAGTGAAGAAGTTCATCAAGATGGTCATATCCAGCAAATACCCAAATAACTTCAAAGAAAGTAGCAAACGGATTATTGGTTCTACCATTAAGATGAAGATATCGAGCTTTTGGATTATGAAGAATAAAGTCCACATCAAGTAATTCCCAACATAATCCATTTCTCGACTGAATTAGTTTACCTTGCTTCATCATAACTTCACAAGCCTGATAAACAAGAGAATTCAAAGAATTTCCTTCAATCTTAATCATGATTCTTCCTCCTTAAGAAATCTCAAAGCTCTCCAATGTAAAACATGCGGATCTAATACCAAAATAGCTGGTAGTCGTTTTGCTTGGAAAAACGAGAAAACTCCTTTCCCTTGAGAAAAGGAAAAAGCCTCCCTCGCACGATTAAAATACTGAACTCCTATAAAAGGAATACTTATAACTTTATCTCCAAAACTCAACTCCATTCTTACTTTTGGATTCAATTTATCCCCTGATGACTCGACAGTATATACTCCCACAACATCCAACAAATTAAGACACAAATCTTCACTACAATACATTGATTTTCCTTGTTTCACTAGATTTACAATCTCTCTTAACTGCAAATAAGAAGTCAATAAAACTTGCTGATCATTCCCATACTTGTCAATCAAATTCACTTTAAGATTCGCTTTCGCCATCTCCTACCTCCTCCAAGATTTTGAGGATTTTTCTATCAAAAAGATCTGGATGCAATTCTACAATTGTCCTCATTATGTCAAAAGCCCTTACTTTTACTTCTCTTAACTTTGGAAACGAATTTCCGAACCTTTCTTCCTCTACACACTTTAAGTAAAACTCAAACAAGTCTACAAAATCTTTTACAATCTGTAACTTTAGTGGAAGCATTTTCAATCCAAACTTCTGCAACAACTCCAATTCCTCTACAAGTTCTCCAAATTTCATACCAAACCTTTCCTTCGTAGTATATGGAATATCTCCAAATTCTACTTCATGCAAATCATGAATAGCCAACATCTCTAAGACTCTATAATAATCCTGTTCAGAAATTTTTATCAAACCTCCACGATAAAGACGAATAAGAATCATAACACTTCTCCCCATATGAGATGCTAAAGACTGCTCCTTCACAAAAGGAACTGTATGAGCTCTCATAACATATTCAGACAAAGAAATTTCTTTCATACTATCCTCCTCTCATTAACCAGATTTTCCCTCTCATTTCACTAAACCTCCATTTTATAGAATTTCAGGGTGTATCTAATTACAATGTTCTCTTCTTTCTGTAAGTAAATTAGTCTAACTTAAGCTAGTCTTATTTTGTAGAATTTTTCCCTAGCTAAGCTTATTTAGCTTTGATCTCTCCATTTTCAGTTTGTTTTTATTGAGAATCAATAGCTTAAGAATATTTATAGCTACGATAGAAGTATAAAATGGATAGCTATATTCAGAGATAAAACAATCTACTTTATCCCTGAAATTTTAACCTTACACCATTTAGTTATGATGAAGAGAATTGTATGGAGAGGTGAAATACTATGAAAACAAGAGACTGGTTAGAAAAGACAAACTTAATGAATCAAAACTATTTGGCTCAATTGATAGCAATGATTACACTTCTTGATGAAGGAGAAGAAATTCAACTAGGATTAGTGCAAGTTAAGAAAGTGAAGAAAACTGAGGAAGGATACTTGTTTGAAGTAAAGGTAGATGATATTGAACTTGATGAATTAAGAGAATATTTCAAGATAGATTAGGAGGAAAGCAGTGATAAAATACGAAGAGTATGATGCTATTTTATCAAGTCTTCAGGACAATTTAGATGATCCTGATTCTGTTTTAACTTTTCTGGATGTTTTATCCAGATTTATAAAAGACATACTTGCAACTCAGCTAAGTAAATACTCTTTTATCAGAGGGTTAGATTTCGCTGAAGTAGCATCTCAATTAGCGTTGGACTACTTTTTGAAAGTGAAAACAGGAACACTTAAAGTCCAGAAATGGGGATTATATTTGAGAAAGAATATTCTTAGACAAATTGAGAATAATTTCTCAGATCCCAGAAATTTTCCGTATGACAATTTAGTAAAGATTGGTGATGATTATGATGAAGATAATGAGAGGTGGGAGGAAGAAGTAAGGGAAATTTGTGATATGGTTAGAGTTTTGTTTCCACATTTATCCAATAGAGAAGTGAAGATTTTACTTACCTTGGCATTTGAGTTTAAGCTCACCTTTTACGAGAAAGTAAAAGGATTAAAGCCTAAGAAGAAATTTAGTGCTATCAAGATTCTTTTTAAATATCTTTACTACTTAAGGAGGAGGGAAAATGCTATGGTTAAGACAAGTGGGGAAACTTTAGCTAGAGCACTTGCAGGAGTAATGATTTCACCTCTATTTTTGGTGTTAGATCTTGAAAATATGGCTAAAGTTGTGGCAACATTAGGAGGTCAAACAATTAGAATTCCATCATATTCTGAATTGTTGAAAATAGTTCCTTTGATTGTAATTTTGTATGAGCGTAACATCAAAGGAAAATCTATTGATGAATTATCAAAGAAATTCAATTTGGAGAAAGAGGATATTAAGATAATTCTTAACATATTGTCGAAAGTGAAGTTGTCAGATTACGAAAAGAAAAATATGATGATAATGCTTTCAAAAATTGTAGATATGGTAAATGTTCAGGATAATTTTATTTCACAAAGGTTAGAAGAAATTGAGGAAAAGTTAAGAAAGAACTCGAAATCTATGTTGGATTTGTATAAATCTCTATGTAAAGAAGAATTCAAAAGTCTTGAAGATATACTTAAACTTACAAGTGAAATCACCAAACACATTATTCAGGAGGAGAAATAAAGATGAATTACAAAATTAAGAGGGTTCTTGAAGTTAATCGGTATAGAAAAGTGGAAGAAGTAAAAGATGAGATCTCTGGTGTTACTTTGGTAAGGTATCTTGATACAAGAGAGAATAAAGAGTTCCTTACCTTTAAATCCAAAGATGACGCCAGAAAATACTATGAACCATGGATAGGGAATAATGAAGAAGCTTTGCAATTTTATGTGGAAAGTGCTATTCTTGAATCTGAGCTTGATAAAAATTCTTTTTCTGTTATTGAATATGAAACAGAGAAAGGTTTTAGATACCAACCGAATATATTTCATAATTTTTCATTTGGAAAAGGTGATTTTACTCTGGGAGTTCATATTCCTATTGTCAGAACTCCTGACTACCCACCAGGATGGTTCTTTTTCAATGTTCCAATGAAAACAGATGATAAAATAGTTATAGGAGTTGGATCTGTTACTAATATGGGAAAATCTTATAAAAAGGAAGTAACAATTGACGAGTTTATAAAGATTATGCAAGCAAAAGGCAAGTTTTACACTCCTTACATTTTTGAAAACAACAAAAGGCAGAAAAGATATGCTATTAGACCTGAAAATACTATTACGATGATATGTATTGACTTAGATGATATAGAGTTGCTTCCTGATCTTTTGAAAATTAAAGAAAATGGAAAAATAGCAAATACTCTTCTGAATAGAACTACTTATTATCTTCAACAAATTAGTAAATCAGGAAAAGGTTTGCACATTTTTATTCCAGTAAAAGTGAAGTCTAAAAGTCAATTAGATAAGATTTTAATCTATATGCAGATGGAAATGAGAGATATTGCAGATATTTCAATTTACGAACCTGCACGATTGATTTTTTCTTCTCCTTATAGGATTGAAGAAGTTGCAAAAATTGCGCTTGCCAAGGAATTTTATACAAATAAAGAATTGACAGAAAGAGAACCATATTCTGAGTATCAAGCAAGAATTAAAGCACATCAACTTACTGTTGATGGGAGAAGAAACTACTTAAGAAACTCTGGAATATTATACATAAGGACTTATATTGATGGGAACAAACTTATAAGATGGTTTGAAGATAAGTTTGGGAAAATAACATCCAAGAAAATTTTCTCTATTCAGTTGGGAAAGAGTGAAGAAGATAATAACGATAATTCTGCGGAATTATTGTCTACACAATCGCAAAGCAATAACAATGACATTCAATACCTTGCAAGAGTTGAGGGTGATCTTGTTCCTCCTGATAAGAAAAGGAGAGTAAGATCTTATAATAGAGGATTGATTCCTTTGGTTCAAGAATTATCTGAAGTTGTAGGATTCCCATTTAAAAGATATGAATCTTTTGATGAAAAAGGTCGTAAGAAAGTATATTACCAAATTTCGATTTCTCCTTATGAAAAAACTCCAATGGATTGTTTCTGGTATCTCAACAACCCAGAATTTATCTACTTTCAAAGTTCAAATGCTTTAAGACATTTAGGGAAGCTAAAGTATGTTGTTTCTTATACGACATATGGTCGTCCTACTTTACACATTTCTCATTTCATTAAAATGCTTTGGATTATAGTTAAAAACTTTTCCCCAGACTTTAGGAAAGAAAAGTTTCTTGAATTAGTTAAAAAGCACAACATTCATGAAAGATATATTTACTCTCATTTTGAAGAAATTGAAAACTATATTGTGGAGATGATAAGAAAGTTGAAAAGCAAAGGTAACAAACCAATAAGAGTTAACAAGTTTATTCCTAAGGAAATTATATCAACATCAAAAGTATGGAAAAGTATGAGACATGAACTTGAAAAACTCGGTTTCAAATTTAAAAGAACCAGAGAAGGACTTGTGTTTTGGTATGAAGGTAAAAATGAGGATGATATTCTAAATACGAGTTGGTATGGACTTCCTCCTAAACTCAGAAAGGAATTAAGAAAGTTCTTTGAAAGTCTTAACATTACTTGGTATGCAGAGATTGTAGAGGAAAGATTAGAAGATGCTTGGATAAAAAGACAATGGTATTGGGTTTACTACTATGTTTGTGATGTTATGGAAAAATGGGAACAAATATTCAAAAAACGATTATATGATAATGACTTCTTATTATGGATAGATAAAGGAAGGTTAATTAAAGCTAAATCGTATGTTATTGGGAAAATGGTAGCTTAACCACGAAATTCTTAATCAATTCGGTTTAGTTTTATAGAAAACAAAATTAATAGAAGGAGGGACTTATGGGCTTCAAGAAACCTGACCTTGCAGAAATCAGAAAGTTACATGAACAATTTCAATCATCAAGATCTAACCAAATAGATTATAGATGGGCTTCTCTCCCTGAAAAAGGAGAAATTATTAAAGTAAGATTTTTGCCACCTGTTGGTGATATGAATCTTCCCTTCTTCAGAATTTGGAAACATTATCAAGTACCGTCTCCTGAGCAGACAAATGAAACTCTAAATTTCACATGCTTGAGAACATGGAATATAGAATGTCCTATTTGTAACAAAATTGATGAATTGAAGAGGAAGTTTGGTGAAGAACTGGTTAGTCAATGGATTCCTGCAATAAGAGGTTTCTTTAATGTTATAATCAAAGATGATCCAAACTATACTCCTAACTTACCATATATTCTTGGGATGCCAAAGTCAGGATTAGTTTGGTTTCTTGAGGTTATGAGCGACAACGACTATGGAGACATTACCGATCCATTTACAGGGTTCTGGATTAAGATTTCAAGAATGGAGAATAATCAGCTCAGGTTTGATATTATTCCCAAACCAACTCCAATTGCTTCATCGGAAGAAGAGCTGAATCAGATTGCAGATCAATGTTTTGATCTTACTAAAATTTGGAGACAACCTGATGATGAATATTATAACACAGCTAAGAAAATTGCTGATAAAATTGAAGTTATCGTTAAGGAAAAAGCAGGATTCCTCGAAGGTAAATCTATAATAGAAAATCCAACTCAACCACAATCTATACAATCTAATCAACAAGACCAAACTTCTTTGGAAACTCCACAAAATTTAGCAATTATAACTACAGAACAACCAAATTCACAACCTGCTAAACCGAATATCTCTGCTCCTCCTGGAGCACCAGATTGTTTTGGAAGCTTTGATGAGAAAGATTCAAGATGTATGATTTGCATTTATGAAATAGAATGTAGACAAGCAAGTGGAGGATAAGATGTATAAAATTGTTTACTTAAATCCATCCTTATCTGATAAAGAAAAAGAAAACCTTCAATCCAAATATTCAGATTTTATTACAACAAATAAAGATTTAGCATTAATAGAGGTTGCTCCAGTTGAATTTCCTTATTTTGTAGAAGAGGAAGAAAGAATTATAATGAATTCTCAGTTATTTGAAAGTGTTATTGGTGAGATTTTACAATCTTTAGAAGAAAAGGATTGGAAAAAATTCCGTTTAATCTTGGATCAGATTTTAAGTGAAACTTCCAATTGATGAGGTGAGGGATGGAAAAGAGTCTTTTTGAAACTGGATCTGCTTTAGAAAGAATAAAGGATTTAGCAAGCACATCCAAGATTATATATCCAACAGGAATATGTACGCTTGATGCATTTCTTTCAGGAGGTATTCACTCAGGTAAGATTTATGAAATCTTTGGTCAAGAAAGTTCTGGTAAATCTACTTTGGCTTTACATTTTGCAAGGGCTTATCTTGATTATTGGAAGGAAAATGCTGTTGTGCTTTGGATAGAATCTGAATCTGCTTTTGATTACCAAAGAGCAGTTACTTTTGGAATAGATTTGTCAAAAGTTCTTATATATGAAGTAGATGTAGTAGAAGATGGATTTGATAAGATAGAAAAGATTTTGAAAAAAGCCGAGCAGATAGGTAAGAAAGTCTTTATTGTCTGGGATACGATAGCTGCTTGTTCAACTATGAAAGAGAAGCAGGATGGACAATTTGGTGGAGGAATATCAGAGAAAGCAAGAGCTATCAGAAGTCTTTTAAGAAAGGTTACTACTCAGCTTGGAAGAACTGATTCAGTTTTACTTTTTGTTAATCAAGTTTACGATGTCATAGGAAGTTATAGCAATGAAGTTGAATCTCCTGGGGGTAGAGGTATTAAATTTCATGCGTCTGCTAGGATTTTTATTGAAAGAAAGGCACAAATCAAAAAGATGGTCAATGGAATGGAAATACCTATTGGGATTAAGTCGAAGTTGACTCTTAAGAAGAATAAGTTAGGACTTCCTGGTCTTTCTACTATGTTAGTTATTTATGGTGAAAAAGGTGTAGATAAATGGGCTACTCTCAGTGAGTTTCTTAAGCAATTACCAGAAGTTAAGAAATCTGCATCTTGGTTTACAATTAACTTACCAGATGGTAGTTCTATTAAATTTCAGAACGAGAAACAATTGAAAGTCAAAGTAGAAGAAAATCCTGAATTA